TTACGCACCCGCCTCCAAATCGCCAAAAACAGCCCAGGTATCCGTGGCGACTTTGATAAGCCCGGCGACAGAGTTCTGCACCCTGGTGGTGTCTTCGCTCTCCGCAAGGTTAAGGGTTACATCCACGTCCACAGGCACGATTGTTACCTGTCCTGCTCCCTTCTGGCGAACCAGGATTTGCGTACCGATGGGGAATGCCACCACAGAGTTTTTTGGGACAGTCAGCGTGAAGGGGTCGGCGTTGTTGCAGTCAACCAGTTTGCCATCGTCGGTAAGGGTAAGGGTGTAGGATGTACCAGTCTGTTCGTTTATGGGGATGTGCGCGTCGGCAAGCTCCCCATGCGCCTCTGCCGTCAGCCTGTTCTCCACCCTGACCCCGGAATCATGGGTTGTAGCAGTCGTTCCTTCTCTCCCCCGGAGGACATTAGAAAGCACATCCGTAACCTCACTCTTCGCGCCAACTTCCACGATCTCCACAGGGGCGTCACTCTTGGCTGTTCCATCAAGAATGGTCAAACGAAAGGGAACATCAGGCAAAGCAGAGGCGTCCGCGACTTCAAAGGAGTCCTGGACAGCGGTTATTGATTCAGCAAGAAAGGTAAAGCTATTATTCTTAAAGTTAAGACGCGGCACGGCTTACACCCCTAACATCACGTGGTTGATAAACACGGTCAGCGTATCATCTTCCGTTTTTTCAAATATGCTGGCGAATGCAAAGTGGGTCAATACAGGAGAGCCTGCTTCCGGAGTTGCTATCGTGATAACCCCTTCTGTGATGCTCGCAGCATTGAAGTCGGCTTTGGCGTAGTAATACTTATGGGTAACTACGTTTACATCCACGTCTGTGTTGTCCGGGTCGTCGTCATCAGTCTTTGGATACCCGGCAGAAGGAGCTTTGTTTGTGTCGGCAATGGGCGTAATGTCATCGTAATCGCTGCTTTTACTTGGAGTAGGAACGGCTGAGGAGCCCAATACGAGGTTAGCAAAAGCGTTATCCGGTGTTTCTCCCGCCATCCGCTGGGCATAAAAGATATCTCCTGCGTTGGTGATAATGTTATGTGTCTTATATACCCTTTTTCCCAAAGGGCCATCTAACACGCAGACGATTTTTCCTCCTACCTGAGACACGTCTCTTTGGTTCATCCTTACTCTCCTTTCCTAACAAAGCTATAACGGACTCTTTCCCTGTAGCCGTGGTTTTAACCATTGCCACGCCTCATTTCATTGTTGTATAAACGAAATTTGCACTTCGTCCCAATACCTTACCCCGCCAATCGTATGCCACAGGCTGGTTGTAATATCACCCGAATAACAAATCATGCTCTGTTGGCCACCCACATCAGGATACTCCAGAGTAAAAAACGGCTTATGCGCCGTGATCGTATCAATGATTGTTTTTAAATCGCTGTCCTTGATCATCTTCCAGGTCACATCTAGCCGCTTCTTGGGAGCAATAATGTCCATGGCCATCTTGCCGGAAGCGGATCGGTTTGATTTCGTTATGTCGAACCGCCCGATTTTAAGGTCTGATGGTGCCTTTACTGTAACTCCTGCTATTATTAGCATTGTCCTTTACGCCTCCTTATGTACCCTGAGGCCTGACGACAAAATTCAACCCCTGGCGCTTGCCTTCTTTAATAATGGCGGGCAATTGCAGTCGCGCTAAAACCGTGCTGTCAATTTTTAGTACTAAATCCCTGTCATCTGCCTGCTGAGAAGCTTGAGATATTCTTATGGCGTCCATGACGGCGCGGTAAACCGCCTGCGCGACAGTGTCGGCAATACTAGCGCTATCAACGATCGACGTCGTGGCTGCACTGTGTGTCAATGTAACAGGCTGCTGAACCATCGGTTGTACAAAGCTTGTGAGTTGCTTAGTTATGTCACTAACGGCACTGCGGATTTCCGGCACACCGCCCGATATCCCTTCCGCGAACATTTTTATCAGGTTCGGCGCCCACTTGTCAGCATAGCGGCCGGGACCCTTTTCTGTGGGAGAAGAAAAACCAAGAAAACCTTTCACGATGTCCACACCTTCGGAAACCGCTGATTTCAGACTGGAAAACTTTGACTTGATACCGTCGATTATGTTTTGAATCAGGTTCTTACCCCAAGACATAGCCTCTTTGACGATGCCCAATACAGTCTCTTTAGCCGCCTCCCAGGGTTCTACAATCCTGTTATAAAGCATGTCTTTCATATCTGTGAATTTCTTCAATATCGCATTCCAGACTGCGCCGATGGTAGTCTTAATTTTGTTGCTGATAGTCTCTACGGCTTTTCTGGCTGCCTCAACGGGATCTTCGACAGCGCGGCCAATTGATTTCCAGATGCTTGCCGCTTTAAGCAGCCCGTCCCATACTGCCTTCAGGAAAGGAGCTAAAAAGTTCCAAACAACCAGGGCAGCTTTTTTTATGCCTTCCCAGAGAGTTGAAAAGAAAGGATCCAATACAGACCAAATTGCTGTCGCAGCGGTTACAATAGTGTTCCAAACAGCGGTGAAGAAAGCTGCCAACCCGTTCCAGATAGCCATAGTAACAGTTTTAATGCCTTCCCAGAGTAAAGAGAAAAACGGCCCTAATACAGACCATATCGTCTTCGCAATCTCAACGATGCTGAACCAGATAAAAGCCAGAGAAAAGACTATGAGTTTCCATATTGTTTCCGCTACAGACTTTATGCCATCCCAAAGGGTTGAAAAAAATGGACCAAGGACACCCCATATTGTCGTTGCAGTGGTTACGATGCTTTGCCAAAGCGGGGAAAGGATGCCGGCTATCGGCTCCCAGATCGGTCTTGTAAGGCTAACAAACCCTTCCCAAATATTTTTTAATGTTCCAGTAATCCAGTTCCAAGCTGTAACGGCACTGTTTTTTATCCCGTCCCACAGCCAGCCGAAAAATCCTTTTACCCGCTCGCCGAATGAAGGTAGCTCTGTTTCAAAGCCTGCCAGCATCTCTGCCATGTCAGGGATTTCCGGCAGAGTAAAGTCGTCCAGGGTCGGCGTATCTAAAGACATATCTTCTTGCAACTGGTGGACTTCGTCGAAGGACTGGATGTTGTCCCTGGCAGCTTTACCGGCTTTCTTTAACGCGTCAGCCTGGTCTTTCGCTGCGTCCGCTGCACCTTCTGTACTGGTGAATACTGCATCCATTTGTTTTGCTATGTCGGCTACAGCTACTGGTTTTTCAAGGGTTTTGGTATAGCGGTTCCACAGAGCTATACCGCCGCCAACTATTGCTGTTAGGGCTAATACCACCCAGCCAAGTCCGGGTATGGCTGCTAAGACAGAATATATCGCAACCTTTAACTTAGCCAATACGCCTGTCATAGCAATACCTTGCATGGCCGCTAATGCCATTTGTACCTGATATATACCCACAACCTTGCTAAGAAAAGCAAAAATATCCCCAATCGCAACTAATTCTCCTTTAAGGGACAGCGTGATAAGTCGTAACATTTCTGTCATTATGGCAGCTGTTTTTAATGAAATGCTGTAAGTAATTAACATCGCTACAACAGTTTTAATCCATGACCAGTTTTGTGCCATAGCCGCTGTAAACCTCGTAACCCATGTTAATACTGTCTTTACGGTATTAGCTACAGCTTTACCCCACGATTGCAGAGTAACCTTGTTTACTTCCGCCCAGCTAATAGCTTTTTTAAGTGAATTCGTGATACCGTCCACAATGACACTCAATGCAGGCAAGGCCAGCGGCTTCGCGATAGCGTTCTTGAGCGTGTCCCAGTAGCGCGGCAGAGAACTGATCTGCTTCCCGACCACGCCCATAGAAGCCTCGTAAGTGCCCGCGATCTTCTCACCTTCGGCTAGGATATAATTCAGCATGGCCTGTTTCTTCTCGGCTTCGGTTAGCTGCTTTGTCGTCTTGCCAACCGTTTTGGCATAATCTTTATAAATTTCGTTCATGTTGCGGGTCATCCCGAAAGCAGAGAGCAGCTCCGGCCGCTGCTTCGCAATAGCTTCCGTCATCTGCTCGGCAGCCTGGGAGGAGTTGTAGCCGGCGATAACCGCAGCGTCCTGGGCTACCCGGGCCAGCCTGGCCGCATCCGCAGTATCGAGCTGCGCTTGCATAAAACGGGTTAATATTTGCGTAGCTTCCTGCTCGGCAATACCGAGTTCCATGACGGATTTTCTCTGCTCACGTAGCGCAGTTATAGCGTAGCCGGAGGACTTGGCCACAGATTGCATGGCGATGTCCAGAACTTCCGTCCGGGCAGCAGTGTTGACAAAATCAGTGATAGCGCCGCCCAGGGAGCGGAAACCTTGGAGCAGGCCGATGCCCAGGGCGAATGAGAAAGCCCCTTTGAAGATGCTACCCAGGGTCATAGCTTTCTTCTGGGTTACACCTTCCATCCGGCCCAGGTCTTTTTCGTATTGTTTGCTGTCCAGTGCCATGCGGACAAAAAGTTCGCCAGCTAACACTTTATTCACCACCCTGTTTATCAGCTTGCCGCCATATGATACAATTAATTAAATATTGCCAAAAGGAGGTGCCACCTTGGAATTAATTAAACGCGTTCCAAAGCGCCAAATATTGATAGCAAAATGTGAGAAATGTGGCAAAGAACACGATATACTGTATAAAAATACAATCAAACCACATATGCCGTTTATCGAACTTAGAAGTGTTATTCATTGCGAATGCGGCGAATATCATAACCTAGTCGTAGAACAAAAGGCTAATCAAACAAAAGCATACACACCGGCACAACAAAATGACGAGCCTCTCGAATGCCCCCGCTGCCACTCAACTCAACTTCATGCCGGAAGTAAAGGCTTTAGTCTTGGCAAAGCGGCTGCTGGTGGTATTCTTGTTGGCGGAGTGGGCTTGCTTGGTGGATTAATCGGCAGCAAAAAAATAATGATTACCTGCCTCAAGTGCGGTTATAAGTGGCAAGCTGGCAAAAGATAATTACCACGGCCCCGCCAGCCCCTTAGCCTTTGCCTCTTCAACATGCCTGTTCCAGTCCGCCTGCTTCGGCTCATCCTGCTTCAGCAACCGCTGGAGTATTTTCTTTGCATCCTTCGACATGAAATCATCCGGCCCCACTGCCTTTTGCCTGCGCTTACTGAACATGCCGATAATTCTACCAAAATTGTTGGTCATCACCGCTGCTAGGAAAGCCCAGTGGTTTTTTTGTTCGTTATACTTCTCAATAACTACCTGGTGCTGCAGCTCGGTTATTATAACGGCCAACTCCCGCGGCGTCAGCCGGCGCATCTCGTCCGGCGTCCAACCGAATTCCCGGGCAAGCAACACCACTACTTCTGCGGTAAGCCAGCCTGAATCAAGCCCATCAGCGGCTTCACCAGCCGCTTTATTCCCTGAAAATTTACCTCGACAAACGCCTCCGCTAACTCTTCAAGTTCGCTCATGTAAGCATTCTTGATGTTGTCTTCGGTTATTTCAGGGAAAATAACGGGTAATTTTTTGTACAGCAAGTCAAAATTCGCGCCTAAGAGCAGCTTGTTGATATCAACCTTTGAAATGTTTCCCTTGCTCTCGGGAAAAAGGTCAGCCACAAGTTTTTCCAGTTCCCCGATTTTCCTCTCTTCCACCCGAAATTCTTTGCCGGCGAAAGATACCGGTTTATTTCGCATACAATATGCCTCCTATAATCTCAGATACAGCGGTCCGGTCCCGATAAAATCCACCGTCTCCGGCACAAGGCCGTCCACCGGCTGCTCGATGCCGTCCCCGTTTATTACAGCAAAGCCTTCCAGGCAGTCCTGAGCCGGCCCGGAGTCAATAAATAGTTTCATTACAACAGTCTTGCCCAGTGAATCAAAAAACTGCCGGTCGCCCCAGTAAGCCTCCGCGCTGCCGTTCCACCCGTTCAACGTCCGGACAAACTCTTTCCAACCCTGGCTTTGAAACGTGGTCGCCTCGGTATCATCCCCATCTCCATCCACCGACCAGTTAAAAAAGCCCCCAGCCTGGATAAGAGTTAAAGCTTTCCCGGAAACGGTGACTTCGTCCAGCGGATCAAGCGCCTCGTCAAAAACAACAAAACCGCCGACCCGCTCCACTGTAAAGCCTGTGGTAACGATATCACTATTAACCTTGACAGTAATCGATTCATCAAGCGGCCAGTAACGGTAGGCAGGATCTATTACCTGGTAACGCTTCCGCTCTGCATCGCCCATGCACGGTTCATCGGCAAAAGAAACCGGGGCGGTGTGCACGTCAGAAACGTAGACCGCCCCGACCATTCCAGCTATTGCCATTTTGTATCAGCTCCTTATGCCGGCAGCGTCAGCTCGCCGGTACCCTGGATGTCGCAGCTGAATGCCGCCTTGTCTTCCACCGGCACTTCGATGCTGGGCTTAACGAAAGCCGAGCCGCTGAATGTTATCGTATCGTTAACCTTGAAATCGAATTCCAGCGCCGTCCCCGCCAGCCATGCCGCAAGAATCGCTTTTTGGCCGTTGGTATCATCAGACTTAAAGTTACCTTCAACAGAGCCGCTCCATTCTTTCAGGCCGGCCAGGTACTCCTTCCAGCCCTCGCTGTCAAAGCTGGTGATTTCAATGTCGTCAGCGCCCAGGTCTAGGCTCCAGTTCGCTATTTCGGCTATTTTGTTTGCTCCAAGATAAACGCCCCCGCCCATACCCGCAATTGCCATAGCTAATCACTCTCCTTAATGATTTCAAAATTGACGAACAACTCAATACGATTGTTCGCGTCGCGTTTCAGCACCTCTGGGGTGCCCCTGGCTTTGATAAGTAGATACCGGGTACCACTTAAAGTTGTCTCATGCAACCCGTGCAGTTCCCGTATCACCTGGCCAATTTTAGCCCGGCCGGAGCCATAACTTTTATTCCTCACACGTACCTGCAGGCCCGGGTATTCGCCGTTCCAGTGCAGGTCCGGAGGACTGCCCGTGTACTCAAACAAGGCCACGCAGTTATCCGGCTGGTCCGGCATAAGGCCCAGGAAAATGTCGGCGCCCAGGGTTCCCGCTCCCTGGGCTTGTAAGTAGCCGCCTATTTCATTCAGCATCACACCGGCATCACTCCATTACTCAGCGTCACGTAGGGCTTTTTTTATGCCCAGTTCGGCCAGTTTCTGCACCTTTTTTTTGTTGCGGTTAAAGGGGTCTTCTAAATATTTTGCCTTGCCGCCCAGCGGATGCTCATAGTCAAGCTCTTCGTGCTGACGTCGTGCATATACGGTGTTAAAACTAACATAGACAGCCTTTTCCTTCCCCAGCTCTTTGTTAAAGGCATCCTTATGTTCTTTTCCGGCTTCTGCTGCCTCGAATATCTGCATCGAATCCGGCAGCGCTCCCATTGTCACCGCACCGCTGCGGCGAAGGGTACCGGATAAAATAGGTGTTTCATCAATGGCTTCAGTCAGAATCATTTCCCCGCCAGTCATTAAAGCTTCCATCCCGGCTTTTTGTGCTATTTCAATCGCTTCCCTGCTCCGCCACTTGCCCTTACGCGCCATCACACGGCCACCTCCTGGTGGTTTATGGTACCGTCTAGGGCAGGTATGGGAGAGACTACGATCACCGGCCACGCCCGGCCGTTATATTCCAGCAGGTCTCCTTCTTGAACCAGAGCGGTGCACAGCACCCGGGCCTCGGAAACCACTTCCTGGCCATCTTTGTTTCTCACCAGTCGTCGTTTCCCTTCCCATCGGACTGGAATAGTGACCGGGTCAGCAAAAATCGGCTCAGCATATTCGTTCTTTTCCGTTACTTGGTGCCAGATAGCGGTTTGGTTAAGATATGAGCTTATCATCGCAACTGCCCCACCTTCACCCCACTGCCCCGTAAATACGCCCAGGCCTGGGGAGCAATGGCTGGGTCCCGCCCTTTTGTATTAAATTGTTCCGACATATTTCCTACACTGAAACCTTGCACGCCGGCTTGCTGCAGCTCCCCGCGTTTATCCCCTAGGAGTAGCCACAGCGCCTGCTCACATACAGCATAAAGAAGCCGGGTACTATTTACCTGGTTGCGATAAGGTTCAAGTTGTCTTTGTGCTTGCGCCAGGGCCTTAGTCTTTGTGGAGTCGTCCGCGGTATCCCAGGATTCGGTATGAAGGCACCCGTTAAAATATTCGCTTGCCTGCTGGACGGTCGCATTAGTTGCGGCGGCCATATTATCACCTACTTTAGAATCTAACGGCCCGGCATGGATACCAGGCCGTTAGATTCTCTCTTTGTCTCACTTTGTTCTGCTACTTAGAATATCACCTGTGCCTGGTATACCAGGTCCGCTGCGGGGAAGGTAGGAATTGAAGTCGCAGCTGCTTTAGTCCAAATCATCGGCGGCTCATTTTCATGGGTCACGTTGGCATAAATGCCGGCAACGTTTTTAGCCTCGACCTCATCGTCCAGCAGGGCTTCTGCTGTTGGCCCCATGAGAGTATCGCCCAGCTTACCTTCCGGCATCAGGACAAACCTGTCTGCCGGGAAGTAACGGAACGTATTATATGTCCCGTCCTCGTTCTGGCTGCGGACCCGCTTATTATAGGTCGCAATCTGGGGAAGGTCCATAGTAGCCAGAAGCCGGTTGATCTCTTGCCAGGTTACAGGGCGGTTGTCTCCTACCGGGCCCCAAATCATGTCACGGATAGTCTGATCGGTAAGCATGAGATTGGCAACGGTGTCGCTGGTCAGTGCCCTGGCGGGCCTGACGCCCGTATTTGCTTCCACCAACTGGGCCCATGCCTGAATATCCGCGATAATAGTACGGTTCGCGGCATCGTCCCAGGAAGCTGCCGGGGGCTGCTGTTGGGCTGCCGGCACACCAAAGTTGACGTTAAGCTGTACACCGTTTTCCTGCAGCACTAATTGCCCGGCAGCCAGGATCTGCATCCGCAGCCGCTCAATTCGTGCGTAGACGGCGGCCACCATGTTGTCGATATCGTTGTACAGCTCGTTTCTCACCATGTCCACGTCACCGGCGCCCTCGCGCTTCAGAGCCAGCATGTTGCGCTCATCCAGGTAGATCTTCCGCTTGATGGGCGGGATTTCCCCGGATACTTTCTGGGCACCTTCACGGCTGGCAATCTGCGCCTCGGCGCCATAGGCCTGCAGGCTGGCAGAGACGGGTAGAAGATTCAGATTCTGCCAGTATTCGAAGGTTAGTTCGTTAACAGGCACAACCGGGAACAGAGTCGGGCCGATGTGCCCTTCCTCGGGGATGTTACGTGCGTACGACAGCACTTTCTTGCGGGTAAACTCTTTTAAAAGAGGATGCATCTATATCACGCTCCTAAATCATATTTGCAACACATCAGATTACTTGAATATCACGCCGGGAAGCGCTGCCCGAACCGTTGCATCCGGAGCAAGCGGCAGTCTGGCAGCGATAACACGTCCATGGTCAATGCCGGTAACAATAGCGTTGGCGAGGTTGCCCTGGTCGTCTTGCAGCTCCACGTCCTCGAACAGGATGCAGGCATACCGTGCCAGGATGTTGGCCACACCGGCGTCCACACCGCCAGCCAGGTTGGTTGGGGCCATAGCTGAGACAATACCGTTGCCTAGGGCACAACCCAGCTCTGCCGTAACCAACGTTACAGCGCCAAGCAGGATCTGTGCGACGACTTCCGCGACCACTTCCGCCGCCGTAGAAAGGATGGTCCCCGCCGCATCGGTTTGCAGTGTCACGGTAATGGCGTTCCCGGCTTCACCAACTGCCAGCGCAACTGGCCCGGGACCCGGGTCGACATAAGCAATGGTCACCGCGTTGCCGGCCACACCGGGGGCGACCGCACGCCACCTGATAGCGGTCTCCAGATCAGGGATGCCGGCCAGCAGCCCCGCGACCGCGCCCGCGTTCCCGTCCACGCCGCCGGCCAGGGGAGCCATAGCCGCCGCCGCGACGACGTCCAGACCTGTGCCTGGAGCATCGGCCGTAACGTCAGCACCGGCTGCAACGTTTATAGCCGCGAAAACATCGTTGGCAATAGAGGTGATAGCTCCTGCCGGTCCTGTAGCCAGTGACACGATGATGATCCCGCCGTCGTAGGTTACATGCAACTCCTGATCGAAGGCACCCGGGTCTATGAAGACAACCTGGATGTTATTCCCCGCGGCGCCCGCCACATTCGCTATAATCCTGACCGCAGCATCACCGGCCCCGATAATCAACGAAGCCGCCACCGCCGCCACCGCCGGGCAGTACGCTTCGTACAGCCCCGTCCCGGGGTTTTCGCTGATATAAGACCCCTGCAGCAGGATGAGCTTATTATCCCGGATGATCGCCTGGCCCTGCGAAGCCGCGCGGTTCGCGTCAACCTGTGTCGCGTCGATGGTCAGGCCGCCGCGAATAAACCGCTGGTGCGCGCTGTCGATAAACGGCACATGCCCCGCCCATTGTTCGGGGGTAAAAGTTAAATTGTAAGCCATAATTGATCACTCTCCTGTACAAATTTACAATCAATTAACTGCTCTTTGCCCAGGGGTCCAACCCGCCTGACGCCTGAGCTTTTTTCGCCTTCATGCGATCTTCGGCCAGCTTCTTGCCCTCTTCCTCGGGGGTAAGGTTTCCGGCTTCTCCACCGCCGCCGGGGTTCGAAGAACTTCCGACGACGCCGGTTTTACCCAGTAAGTAAGCCTTCTCCTTCACCAGGGTCTCCGTCAGAGAGTCCAGGCCGGCCACGGGAGCATTGTCTTTCATGATCTGCTTACCATCCTTGTCCACTTGGAACACGGACATAGACTCCAAGTCTACTTTCACCGAAGAGAAGTCGGCTAGCTTATAGGCATCTTCCAGGGCCTCTTTACGGATGCCCTGCTTTACAGCTGACGCGATAAACGCAGCCTTCCTTAAGGCCTCCTGGGCCTTCTCCACAGTGACATTGCTGTTTGACGTCGCTTCTTTGACTTTGGCTGCAACGTCTTCCGGTTTAGCCTTCGAGGCATCCAGCCCCAATACACTGCAGACGCTCTCCAGGAACGTCTTGTTTTGACCCTCAAGGTCAGTAACCTTCTTGTTCGCTTCACCCAGCTGCGTCTTGAGTTTCTCGTTTTCTCCTTCAGCATCACGCAGTTTCGTGCGCCAACTGGCGTTCTCGTTACGAAGGTCCTGGACGTATTCTGCTGAGTACCCGCCGCCGCTTTTGGGGGGTGGATCGCCGTCAGCAAACAACTGAAGGTTAAAGGTTCTTACGTTTACTCTTTTGATCTCCTGGACCGGGTTTCTTTTCTTGGCCACCTGGGCCACCTCCTAAAATTGATATAAAATAAGCCCTCCTGGGGCTTTATTTTTCTGAGTCTTCGAGTCGTTCCGGCTCTTTCGTCAATCTCTTTAAGTGTCTCTCCATCTTCTTTAACCTGTCATCAATAGAATTCAGGGTTTTCAACATCTCTTTAAGAATTTTCTCCATAACTCCCTCCTTGCAGGCAATTTAACATGTCTGGAGAATTTTACCACCAGAGGTGTGTTTGTATGGAATGGTATATGCCCCAGGACAAACTGGAAATAACTGTAGGCATTAATCACAGACTTTGGATACTCAACCAAAAAGGTATGGTCCCTACTCTCATCCGCTTGGGGCGGGAACATACCCGGCTGTTCCTTAAAGAAGCCGGTATGTCACATATCCCCAGTAGCAAGCCTGAACGAATTATCCACCAAAATCTTTATTGGAGTGATGACCTAAAATGCTTTTGCTACAGCAAACGAATGATCCCCATAAAGTTCAATGACCGAAAAATATACGGTATCGCTGCGGAGGGCGTGCCGAAACCGGAAAAGCCTAAAAAGAAAAGCACCGGTTAGGGTGCTTTCTACTTTTCTTTTGCAGGCTCAGCCGGATATTCTCCGTAGACCTTGAAGTATTTCTCCCGATATTCTTGCCAATACTCTTCCCAGCTTTGATTATAAGAGGGAGTGGCATCTACGAGATCGAGGCCTATTGAATTTTCCTTACTCACCTGGCATCACTCTCCTGTACTCCCAACCAAAATTTTTAGATAAATCGCTCACAGCTTGGTGTGTATGCTCTTTCCACGCTTCGCCCGGCGCCATTTTCCCAGATTGAACCAAGCTGTTGTAGTGATTATAGTATTTCTTGACCATTGCATTTAATGTGCCTTTAATTTCAGCCGGACTTGGCGTTTGCCCACTCCCTATGCTCACAACATATCTTGTCCCGTCATGGCCAATTACAGCTATGGTTTTTATCGAATCAAACCTTGAAAGTATAATCAAATCTTCTGCCGAAAAACTGCTGCTACTTGGATGGTTGTGAATCGACACTATGCTGTTAGCTTTTGCTTGCTCAAGAAAAGTTATCAGCTGCGGAGGAAATTGGACATAGTCCTTTCCTCCCTCTACTATTGAGTATACTTCATGCCCGGTTTTAGCGTCAACAGTCAGCAGGCATTCCCGCTTATTTATTAAGCCAAAATTAATGGCTTTTTCAAAAGCATTTGCCAGTCCCTTTTTCCCTGCTTCATCGAACCCCTGAATTTCCGTGTAATACTGTGGCTTGCTTTCTGCCGGTTCGCCTTCCAGTTCCTCGATTTCTTTATCCAGGTCAATATGCAACCCGTAAGCATGACGGCAATTTGGATGAAAGAGACCGGCCGCTTTTGCCTCTTCCAGCGTTGGATAACCCGGCGTTTTCCCGGTAATACTTAAAATTTTCCCCTGCCATGGCTGGCATAATTTACATGCTCCGGCATGGGTACTCACCTTCACCAGGTCATGACCGTGCTCTACCAAACGGTTGGCCGTCCCCTGCAGGTGGGCCTCCATGGTGCTGGTCCTAGCCACCATCTCCGCGTAGGTCCGCATATTCCATTCCCGTTTAGCTGCGTCCTGGAAGCCTGTTACTCCCCGCTCGGCCAGTTGCTCCCGGTACCGCCTGGCCACCTGCTGCCATGTATCATAACCAGCCACGCTCCCGCGGATATTCTCCAGTGCCAGGTCACGATAGAGGCCTTCTGTCCGGCGCCCGATCAACTGCGCCACGCTGTCCAGCCGTTGAAATGTGTTCTCCGCCAGCACCTGGGCCGCCTGCTGGTGGATAGCGCCGAAGCCACCGATGATACTTTGCCCCTGAGCCTTGATCATCATGTCGGCCGTGGCAGCGCCCTTTGTGTAGACCCTGGAGATTGCTTCCTCTGTCCAGGTTCGGGAGCCGGCTCGTAGATCCGCCAGAATGGCCTCGATATTTTTTTTTGTCTGGGCCAGGTATTCCGTTTTGTTGCCTCGTAGGAGGGCCCGGTTAAGCCGGTCCAGGATCTCCCGCTCCGCTTCAGTGTAAAACTTCACCAGCCGCTCCGCTTCAGCTTCGCTAAAACGAGTTAATTCTTTCCTGGGATCGGCCATCAGGCCTCACCTTCTCCCGTGGAGGGAGGCAACGTTATCCGCGGTCCATTTGCCTCGCCAGCCCCGGCGCCCTCATCCTCTTCGATCTCCGCCAGCTCGTCCTCCAGGTCCTGGCCAGTCAGCCCGTCCAGCCGGCGGACAGCACTCCTGACACTGCTGGTAGCCTTACCGCCGGTACGGGTACCTTCAATCTGCGCGGCTTCCAGCGGATCCTCGGGCAAACCGTCTTTCCACTCTATCCGCACATCGTCCGGCTCCGTGCCACGGCCATGGACGGACTGCAGGTACTGGGCAGCATACAGGATGTTTCTCAGCGCCTGGTCGAAGTAGAGCTTTTTGCGGTTGATCTTGGCCAGCAGCCGAATTAGGCGGAACTTAAGGGCACGGCCTGATTCTGCACGGCCGCCTGTTTCCCCCAGCCCAAAGGCATCCGGGCTCGTCTCGCTGATCATGAACGCCAGCTCCAGGAGTTTCTCAATCTGCTTGAACGCGGCTTCCAGCTGGGCATCCCAGGTCAGGTACCGTGGCAGGTCACCAATATTCTCCGCGGACGGATCCACTTCCAGCGCTTCCAGATCCTCTTTCTCAACATACCAGCGCTGGGTCCGCTCGTCGAACTTCATGATGCCGGGTGGCAGAATCAGCCGCGGGGATTCGTGCTTGTCCAGGACCCGACTGATCCGGCTCACACGGTTGTTCATCTCATCAAAGATGCCTTCGAGGTCATAGTAATCATTGATGCCCCAGAATTCGTCATCAAGGCGCCAGTTGGGCACAAATTCAAACAGCAGCCCTGGGTACCCGGTCTCCTGAGCATCCTCCAACTCTGCGTATTCCGGGAACATGCGTAACGGCACCCGCTGGCTAATTTTATTGCCATCCAGGAGCCAGAGTTCGTTCTCGATCCGGGCGGGCAGCTGCCGCTCAAGGCGTAGGTATTTCTTGTCATCAGGCGCCGTCTTAACCCAGCCGAACACACCACCCTGCAGGCCGCGGACATTGTCATCGTGGAGAATCGGCCAGAAGATGCCGGGGGACGCCGATTCGATGATGGCGTGTTCTTTGTCGGCCCAATCCCCGAATTTGCCGAAACGGGCTTTGTAGATTGTCTCACCGCGCCAGCTGGATGAAAGCGCCATTTCATAGTTGAGGGACAGCAGGTTATTGTCGGTAACAATCGTGTTCAGGTTCTCCTGTTCCTTGCTGTCTTCCTCACCACAGACAAAGCGGGACGCCTCGCCAAAGAGCATATCGGCTGACACTTTGGAAAGCAGGCCGGCGAAGTTACAAACCACATAAACCAGGGTCTTGTCGGCCTGCCGGTCAAGCCAGGCCTGGACCCGCTCAAAGACTTCGTGATGCTTGCCCTTAAATAAAAGACGCGCTCTGGAGTAATTTTCCAAGCGCGCTTTTGTAACTGGATCATCCGGGGGCCAGGAGTCGTACTCGTGGCGACCGATTTGGATGTAGGGCACTGCTCTGCCTCCTCTTTACTCCCCATCTGCGACCGATATAAACTAAAAACCCCAGGGCTTTGGGCCCAGGGTGCGGGCTGCGGGGCCTCTGCCAAACCTGGTATAAATCATATACCGATTCCGGTCCATCGCGTGATCGTTCTGCTTGAGCGGTTTATCCTCGCCGCGGTCCTGTGCTTTCGGGTCCCAGACATAGGATGTGATTTCCTGCTGTGTGGCCGTGCAGCTGCGGTCAATAAAGAATCTCTGGTTACTTAAGAAGCTGGCCACGAGACGAATGCCGTTGATCACGTCGTTGTCCGCATCGTGAACCTGACTGTAGCCTCTTTTACGCAATTCAGTCTTGAAGCTGGCCGCTGACGGGTCCAAATAAATATTCCTGGGGTGAATATCATCCAGGAACTTTTTAAATTCATCAGCAAACTCGCTGTCCGTTTTTTGCCGTCCTTTTTTCTTGGCATCGTAGTAATATTCACGCAGCAGATAGACCACGCCATTCGTTATCCCGTACAGCCCGAATGTCATGACGGTGGCCGTCGCGTAGTCGATTGCGACATCGTATTCCCTGTGTCTGTCCGGACAATCTATGGCATGGACGTTCTCGTCAAACATGTCATAGATGATGCCCTCGGCCATCACCCAAAGGCCGAGGATGAACCGCTTATAAAAAACCCCACTGTACAGCCGGCGGTACCGGGCTCTGACCTTTTCGGACAGGCTCGGGTTATCGTCCATCGTAAAATGGAGATGGAACGCATTCTTCTGCGCGAGTTGCTCCAGCCATTCCAACTTAAACCAGTGGAACGGGCCTTCCGGGTTGCAGTTGAACCAGAGCTTGGCCCCCTCGACAGAGCAGCGGGCAGTAGCCTGACTTACAAACGACTGCGGCATCAACGCTACTTCGTCGAAGAGCATCCCGGCGAGAGTGACGCCCTGGATCAGGTCCTGTGAGCGCTCGTCTTTGCCGCCGAACAGGTAAAACGTATTGGTACGACCTTTGTACGTAACAGTCAGGTAGTTGTCTGCCCGGTGATCCTGGAACGCGATCCCGCGGCCGCGCAGGATTCGCTTCAGCGGCTGCACCACATTCCGGCGCAGTGCGCCGATGGTTTTCCCCGACATGCCGAGGTTCTCGCCGTCGAAGGTGGCCATCGCCCACATGACATAAGAGAAGGCCATGATTACGGTCTTGCCGGCGCGGACTGAGCCGTCACAGATGATAGCGTCTTTATCACAGACCGGCGACTTCGGCATCCACCAGGTGAGGACTCGCAGCTGCTTCCGGGTAAACGGCGCCCACTTGAACGGTGCCAGCTTAAGCTTCGGCATCGTCATCACCGTCTTCGTAACCGTCCCAGGCGTCTTCTAACTTGCCTTCCAGGGCTTCCATGAAACCGTCATCCTGGGTATCTTCCGGTTCTCCAACCTTGGCTTTTTCGAGGGAAAGCTTCTCCCGGTCGAGTTTCAGGCGCTCTTCTTCGATCTTTCGTTTCCATTTATCCGGTAACAGGTCAAAATAGCGCTCCAGCTTCTCCAGTGCCTTCATCTTGTCCGCAAACTTGATCTTAACTCCGTCTTTGCCCTGCGACACTTCGGTTATGATGCTGCCGTCGAGGTGGGAGCTGTCCTTGAAGTCCACAAAATTAACGATTTTTGTGACCGGTTTTTTGTTCTTGCCCTTGCCTTCGTAAAGCGGGCCGAATGGTCCAACGACATGAACTTCTTTTTGGCCGAATGTCACGAAGTCAGTCGGATCAGAACACGCAATTTTCAGGTAGAGTTGGAGGATGTCCATGGCGTCGACGAGAAGTCCCTCGGCCATATGCCCTTTAAGCAGCTTGATATATTCGCGAACCCTAGCATTTCCTAACAGTCTCGGTCCCGTTACGTGAGCACTGTCCTTCGCATATCCGGCTTTAATCGCCGCCATCGTAGCATTGAAGCACTTTACGTAATAAAGACAAAAGAGCCGCTGTTTCTCGGTTAATTCAGACTCTTCAGCAGTAATGACCTCTTGCTCCTTTGAGGAGCCCTTATTTGCTTTTTTCTTATTCGGAGCGTTCCGTATTTTCTTTCGGAGCGTTCCGTTTAATTGCCCTTCCCAATCATCCTTGGCTTTCCACCCGCGGACCGACCCTTCGGGCTGGCCGAGTTGATTAGAAATATCCTTAAGCGGCATCTGTCCGCCGCTTTCTTTCCACAACTCAAACGCCTTATCTCGCTCTGGGCTGCGTGCTCTGGCCACTACATATCACCCACCTCCACGGCGGTTTTATGGTAAAAAAAAGCCCGGATGCTCATGAAAATTTTAACTTATTATCACTAAGCACTTGGTGTAAAGAAAACCCTAAAACTGTTAACTTATCATGCGGTATTCCCAACTCCAGATATCCATTAAGCGCTTCAAGTATTTCATGCAACAGTGTCTCAGTCTTTTTACTATCAGGGAGAGATTGATCTATCGTTATTTTTTGCTCCATAAACGAATACTCGCCAAATTTATCTCTATTTGAAGCCAAGCTGCTCTTTTCTTTAACCGTTACTGTAAGTCCACCAATTTTTAGAGAATTCGGAATCAATATTACGCCTCCTGTCGAATTATGCTATAATAGAGTTGGCTATTGGCAAAATTTACAAGGAAGTGATTTACATGAGCAAAGATAAACTCTATAAACCCGGAGAAAAAGTTCCTCGTTCCGGACAAACTGAAATCGTGGGACCAAGAGGCGGAAAAACTGGTGAAGGAGAAAGGACCGTAGTCAGAGACGAACGCTTTCCTCCTACACCAAAAACAGGGCAAAAACATAAAATCGTTGACCCAACTAAACATAAGAAATAAATCAATTGGGGCGCCAATAGCCTTTTTTTATTTTATGGCTAAAAGAAAAGAGCCCAGGGGCTCTTTTAATGTTTTTTTGTTAAACTTGCTGGATCCACTCTTCAATTAAGCGCCAACCTTCATCTCTTGAAACATCGTCCCATACTGTAACGGTATTGCCCATAACACTCGCATTGCTTATAGTTGGTATTTCAGTAATAAAAGCACAACCATTTACAAAGTTGCCAATATAGATTTTATCTTTTCCGTATTTTATTACCTTAACTTCAGGTTTACTCATCCTATCACCTCCCTTCCAGCTTCCATAATTCGCCAAAAGGAAGGTTTTTCCTGCAAAACAAAAACACCGCCCAGGGCGACGCTGTTTCTTTTTAAAATAACATTGATTCTATTTCATCTTTCACAATAGCTACGCATTTATCTGGATCAAACAATATTACTTCATCCTTTAGTCTGACAACACGCCAACCGTATTTCCAAAGCAACTCATCACGTTTTTTATCCCGACATTTTTGAATTGTAGTATTATGGTTTTTACCATCACACTCAACAACTATTTTAGCTTTTGGGAATGCAAAATCAACTGCTATAGTTTTGCCCTTTAATCTGAATTTGTATTGAGGAAACGGCACAAGACCACATAGGATAAAAGCAGCGTAGAGTTTTTTTTCGGCCGGTGTTCTTGGTCCATCATTATTTAAGAGGTTTTCCGACAACGATCCAATTTCATTATACGTGGTATCGGTAATTTTTGTCAAGTATTTCACATATCTTCCCTCCCATAACCTCTTTTTTGTTTTGGTTTGTCTTTTTTGCGCCCACCGGAGTTATTCCCGCCCCCAGGCTTAGACATCATCTTTTTATAGGCCTGCTCATCCCGCCAGAGAGTAACCACGTCATAATTAGACGGCCCTGGCCACCACTCACCGCCACAGTCCGGGCACTTATAGAAGCCATGTTCCTCGTTAAAGATCAGCTGCACATCACAGAATATGCATTCCAGCTTTTTTTCGACTTCCGACAAGCAGGCCGCCCCCTTCGCCATTAACAGATCAGCGCTCCTTCCTCCACCGTGGCCACGCTCTACCACATCCTGGCTTTCTCAAACATCCGTAATATTCTAAACCCGAAAGCACCCGAACCCGAATCAAAAGCCAGGCTACCAATGACACAGTTAGCGCAGCTGCGACGTAACCGGCGATAAAACTCCCTACGCTAAACATCACCCCGCCTCCCTGGCATCATGTTTACCGAACTTGCTAGCCGGCGCTACGTCAAACTGCGGATCATAGCGCCGGCCCTCAAACGGATCCTCCACACCCATCACGCGCAAGAGCGCAAGGCTAACGTGCTTATTAATGGGAATACCGTTCCGATTGTACCGCAGCCGGTCTTTCTTGGACATCAGATCACACCCTTTAACCTGCCAGTTCAATTATTGGCACCAACCCATCCAGTTCTGCATAATCAGGACATGCGTAGAACTCTACGCGGCCCTCTACACCGCCGCCACCGTATTCCAGAATCAAACGCCCGTTGTCCATATAGGCCCGATGAGTCATACGCTTACGGACAGAGGTCAGTACCTTTTTCACGGCATCATAGTTCGCAGTGACATAATCATCACTTCCCCGCGTTGTCATTTGCGCTGGGGTCCCGATAATCGGGGCCAGGTTATCCCTGCGTGCTTCCAGTTCGTTTATAATCGATTTTGGCGTATTCCGCGGTAAAGTTTTAAGCTGCTGAGCAATCTCCTGCCGTTTTGCGGTCCGTAACCGGTTCACCGCATCCTTGGCTTTCTTGATAACCGCTTTCTCCTCCGTGGTTAAAGCCCTCATCACCTATTCCCCCGTTCTTTCAGAGTCAAGTTTTGACAGGTTACTGATTTGCTAACAGTTTCACCAAAACGTCTCCATGGCACGGCTTGGGCTTGCAGAAGCACACAAGCGTTTTACCCCGCAACTCATGCAGTGACTGCAACAAGTGCGGTTGCTGCTTTATCCACTTTTCGTATTTTGCGATAACCTCTTCCCGAGTTCCGTCCGGACCAATCCTAAACGGATTTCCCCACTTGGATCCACGACCTATATACACAGCTTCACAAGGGACCTTCCCGTGATATTTGTTAACAACTACGGTTTTCACGCCTACACCGCCTCTTTGTATTTCTCAATCCTTGCCTTTAGTGCTTGCATCAGGTTATCCTGTGTGGCGCTCTTACTGCCCAGGGCCTTCAGCACATCCTCATCGACACCACCCTCGACTACCAGGTGATGCAGGATAACCTTCTCTGTCTGCCCCTGCCGGTGAAGACGCTTATTCGCCTGCTGGTACAGTTCCAGGCTCCAGTTCAACCCAAACCAGATCACATGGTTACCACCCTGCTGCAGGTTCAGGCCATAGGCGCAGCTGGCCGGATGCGCCAGCAGGATGTCAATCTCCCGGTTGTTCCAGTCTGTCTCATCCTGGGGGGCCCGCAACTGACGGACCCGGAGACCTGTCCCCGCCAGGGCCTTCATCAGCCTGGCCAAGTCATGCTGGAAGTTGTAAAACACCAGTGCCGGTTTCCCGTTGAGACCTTCCACCAGCTCCATAAACGCTTCCAGTTTGCACCGGTGAATCTCCCACACGTTTCGGTCCTCATCGTACACCGCCCCGTTACACAGTTGCAGCAGCTTGTTACTCAGCACAGCTGCCGTACCGGCATCAATGGTGGACTCATCCACTTCCAGCAGCGCCTCACACTCCAGCTTGTTGTACGCGGCCTGCGCCTTCGAATCCAGAATTACCGGCACCGTAACCGGAATACAGTCCGGTAGCTCCAGGTAGTCCTCTGCCTTCATGCTGACGCATATATCTCCGATCAGCTGTTGGATCACTTCATTCGCCCCGGGTTTTGGCGCATAACTGAACACTCTTTCCCGGTCCCGCTGATCCGGCTCAAAATATCGTTCACGGAAGTGGGTAATCTTCTGGCCAAGCCGCTGCCCCTGATCCAGCAGATACACCTGCGCCCACAGGTCCAGCAGCCCGTTAGGTGCCGGCGTACCGGTCAGGCCTACAAACCGTTTGATGTGTCCGCGTACCCAACTGAGGGCTTTAAACCGTTTCGCCTGGTGATTCTTAAAGCTTGAAAACTCATCCGCCACAACCATGTCAAACGGCCAGGCGTTACGATAATACTCCACCAGCCAGGGGACGTTCTCCCGGTTAATCACCCAGATGTCACCCGGTGTGTTCAGCGCCCGGACCCGTTTCTGTTGGGGCCCCAGGACCGGTATCACCCGCAGTAGCTTCAGGTGATCCCACTTGGCGGCTTCTTTGCTCCAAGTAGATTCCGCCACTTTCTTTGGCGCGATTACCAACACCTTAGACACGGCGAAGCGGTTATACTTCAGGTCGTTTATGGCTGTTAACGTGATAACTGTCTTGCCAAGTCCCATATCAAGAAACAGGCCCAAAGCAGCATCGGTCAATAACCTGTTGATGCAATATTTTTGATACGAATGCGGTTGTAGTTTCATTGGTTCACTTCCCTTGTGCGTAGCGGATTAGCTCTTCCACACCTGGCTTACTGTCAATCACGAATACAGGGAATCCTAATTTACGAATGCGATTTTGCTGCCCCGTCTGTAGCGGGGTAGATTTTTTTCCCTTATTCTTCAACTCCACAAAGAATACCCTGCCTCCAGGAAACAGCACCAACCGATCCGGCACTCCTGCATTGCCCGGCGACACAAATTTATAAGCCCGTCCGCCGGCCTTTTTTACTTCATCCCTCAAATATTTTTCAATGTTTTTTTCAGTCACTTAACACGCCTCCCATTTCCAAAACCAGTTAGGTGTTGCTCCTACTTCGTCAAACTGGTGGAACGTCTTAACCCCAAGAGCCTTCCTTGCCTCTTTCAGCTCCTGACGGGTAAATCCAGACTTCTTGGCTTCAGCCCTGACGATATCACAAAGTGTCCACTCTTCAGCTTTCAAAAATTCCCGTAACCACTCTTCGCATTTCGCCATGTTACTCTCTCCTCACGTGTATATAGACGTATTACGTGTAAGGCGTATATACGTGTATTACGTGTTATATTTTCTTTATTTATTACCTCTATAGAAAAGAATGTAACAAAGTAACAGTAGCTTATGAATCCTTTAACTGCGGGCATTTTCACCCATTACATTGAATGTAACTTTTGTAACGTTTGTAACCGGCGCTGTCACATTGAATGTAACAATATTTCGTTTGTAACAGGGCTTTATAACAAATGTAACGCCCTGGAATAACCCCTTTGCAGGCCGTATGGCTTACCGAATTGGCGGCCGTTTTTATCTTTTACCCAGCCTTTCAACCCGTCCAGTAGCCCGTTTATTTCAATGACGTCTGCCCTGCGAATATGGCTTAACTCTCTGTGGAAACACTCACACCATATCTCTGCGGCACATATTTTGTCCCTCATTACGGTTTCAATCTGATCCTTGCCAAACTCACCAGACCAGTACATGCGCCTCTCTGACAGGCTTCTCCACGCCCAGTTAACCGGTACAGGCCGTTCGATAAACTCTTGTATGACGCCTTCCTTCGCGCTGCTTTCTCTGTGTGCTTCCTGTTCCAGAATGGATATCCTCTCCGTCTCACCAGTTAAGTACAGCTGCTCTCCCAGCTGCCAGTAGCAGTAGGCTTCTGCCCAAATCTGCGGAACTTCGTCCTCTAACTGCTGGAAGACGTTTTTTATTACCGGATTCAGCCCTACGGTTATCGGCCAAAAGCGTCGGTTCCCCGTCCTGTCCCGTAAGAATTCGGTATCGTTTGTGGTTCCAAAGAACACGCAGCGTCTCGGGTATATCCCTGTCCTGCGCCCGTACGGCTCCCGGTAGATATCATCCGTCCTGCTTAAAAACTGTTTAACTGCGTTTGTCTCTGCCCGGCTCAGGCCGTTTAATTCACCCAGTTCGTTTATCCAGACGCCCTGAATCATCTCTGCAGCTTCTTTCCCTTCAAACGTTGCCAAACTGTCGGAATACCAACGTTGGCCAAGCAGCCTTAAGAAGGTACTTTTACCGATTCCCTGCGGCCCCGTCATGATCGGCATGTAGTCGTACTTGCAGCCTGGCGTCATTACTCTGGCCACAGCAGCGGCCAGCGACTTGCGGATCACTGCCCTGGTATAAGGCGTGTCCTCTGACCCTAAGTAGTCGATAAGAAGAGTATCAAGCCTCTTAGTACCGTCCCACGCTAAGCCCGTCAGATAGTCTTTAACATCGTTGATCGTGTGTTTGTGTGCGGCCAATGTGGCAGCGTCATAGATTCGTTCTTTACCGGTAATACCATAGGTCTTCTCTATGTAGTGCCGTAGGCCGGCATCGTCTACATCAGTCCACTGACGCCGGCCTAGGCGCCTGTCCCACGGTAGGGATCCCAGCACCAGCCCTCTGTTTGCGAATTCATCATAAGCCAGCTTACCGCGCAGGAGCGGGTCATTTTCTAAGATAATCAAAACATTGTCGGTTGTCTTCGCCGGTGCCCCGGTGGTGGCGCTGACAGCCAGGAGACTAATCCAGTTCAGGTCATCGGTAGGAGCCTCTGAAAAGTCCTGTGTGGCTTTCTCGTAGCGCTCCTGGTTCAGTAAAGCGGCAACATATGTATCGGCTACTGCAAGTTCACACATGGCCACAAAAGACGGGAGACGGACAGTGGGGGTATCCGGTTTCGCGTCATCATCCCGGTCTCCAAACTTGTGCTGGCGCACCAGGTCGAAGGCGTTTACAAGCTTACCGCCGGCAGGATCCGTTGCATGGTGGCTGTAGAGAAACTGGCCGTTATCATACACGATGGCACCGCCTGTGGTACTGCCGCCGGTATAAGTAAAACGTTCTGAGCCATCTTTGCACGGCTCGTACTCACCTGGCAGGAAGGTTTCCATGGCACGATAAATGTCATAAGTCTTACAAAAAGCCCCTACAACACCGTTTTTTGCCGTGGGATCTCCCTGCTTGGCGGCCAGACGTATATGCGCCTGCTGCACCCCGGGGACCTCCGGCCATTCGGCTACGTTACGCCAATCCGTATAGGTAGAGATCAGCCCGTCTGCGTCCAGGAAGGGTTTGTCCCCATACTGGTAAACGTATTGGCTGTCTGAGCAGCAGCTGGGCCAGTACATGAGCCTGGAGGCCTCGAACGTGGACGGGTCACAAAGTTCAATGCCGATAACACTGGCCAGTTTACGGGCCAGGGGCTCGTATTCGTCCGCCGTGGCTGTCCGGTTGAGTGGGACCAGGACACGCAGCCTGGGCTTTGCTTCCTCGTGCTTACGGGTAGAGTAGACTGCGTAAGCGCACCCCAGGCTGTCGATGCGGCGTAGGGCGTCCTGGGCACCGCCAGGTTGAATGTTGTCCAGATCCAGCGTCAGAACATCCCTGCCGGTGACAGCGGAGGCCTTGCGCCGGTGCCCGGCCAGGGAGCCAGCCACAAAACCGCCAACGTCCTTCAGTTCGTCCTGCTTCGACTTAGGCAGGCGCAGGTATTCAGCCAGGGTTTCTACCCCCCTGGCCGGCGTTTTAAGGCGCTCCACCAGCTCAGACCAGTACAAAGTTTGTGTCGGCCATTGGGTTGCCTTACGGCTGCCGGCAGCGCTGATCGTGATTTGCCTGTTGTTTATCAGGGTAATATGATTACAGCTTATATGTGGATTGATCAAAGTGCCTCACCTGCTCCCCGGTTCTCTGGTCCGTATATCTCCGCATAAACATTCAAAAAGTTCCCCACATCAAGATTGCAGTTTTGTTTTTTAGCTATGCCTGCGTAATAAGATAATTCGCCCAAAAACCGGCGTATGTCAGGCCAGACTTCTTCCGGAAGCGCTTTTTTGTAACTGACACCGGCTTTGGCCAAGTGCAGCCTGGTCTCCCCTTGCACCGGATCCACCCTCTTTACGCTGAGTTCTCCATCTTTCACCATCCGTTCAATTTTTCCATTTATGGCCAATGCCGACCGTGGTATTCTTTCCGCCATGACTTCTGAGGCATAGCCCTTGTAATACAGATCCACCAGAATTTCCGTCTCTTCTTCCGTCCACGGATTGTGATTGTCGGCCCGGAGCGGGCGCTGTTTCAATCCTAGGTCTTTCATCCGGCGCTTTAGGGCACCCTCAGTCCGCTTCAGGCATATTGATATTTCTCGGTAGCTGTACCGGTAAGCATTTAACATTTGAATCAACAGGGCATCTTCCGTCGATGTCCAGGGCGTCTTTTTGTATTGGCCGGCCAGGAAGTCGGCCTTGCGTTTCTCCTCTACCCAGGTCGGCTCCGGGCCCAGTATGTGACGTTCCACCTTGGAGAAGTCAATCAGCATTTTGTTTGGTTCCGCCCACTTCCAGAAGTCATTGATGTAAATAACTCTAAAGGAGTTGTTGATTACTTTTTTCTTTTTAACCGGCAGGCCGTTTATCGACCAACGGTTAAAATTTTCGGTATACGACTGTCCCAGGCCCAGGGCTTTGCAAAGTTGATTGAGAGTGATATATTCTCCGCCATCAAGATATCGGCCTAAACCAAGGCTTTGAGCTTTAAGCTTTACCGCATTTACGGATCTGTTCAGGTTCTTTGCAATGGCGGGGATACTGATGGATCCCCACTTGTCATCCAGATATTCAACCTGTTCTTTTGGCCATGCCGCCGGCATCCTATGCTCACCGACCTTCCTGTAGCGTAACGGGATTAAAATACTAAGGCCAGTATCTCAATTCGTGGCCTTTCACTCTCCGTCACCGTCCAGGGCACCCCCATCCTCATCATCCGGCACAACCTTATACGGCCTGCTCAGGTCAAAAAGCACGTCCAAGAAATCATTGACTACCTTTTCCACTGTCTCGTAAACCAGCTTTCTGCCGTTACGAGCAGCAACCATGGAAACAATCATGTTGTAAAGAATCCGGTCACTTTTTACTACATCACGCAGACGTTCAGCACCGGATTTGGATCCTACCAGCATCTTAACAAGCTCCGGTCCTGAATCCAGTTGCGCAATGGTCTCCAGTCCTTCCCGGATCTGCTCCAAACCGTTAACCAACATATCTCCTTTAGTTCGGTTCACAGCTCTACCTCCTAAGTTGGTCCACCGTTAGGCCCACCATAAGCGCCGTTCGGTAGTATCCAGTTTGTAGTAAAAACGTCTTCTGGTTTGAAATCACACCGTAGTGCTTTTGCCACCCATTCTGATGCATCGGGATACCTATCCAGAAAACTTCTACCCTTTGCAGCCATCTGTTCCAGAGTTAGTTTAACGTCTACAGTGTGGTTCAGTTCCTTCTCCATTTCCACCAGCTCCAGGAAACGGATCGAATCTATATCGCGAATTGTCGCCCAGTGGTCAGGTCCGCTGAAAATACAAGTCATACAGGAAACGCGACTAAACCCAAGGTAATAAGCGGGGTGAGGCTGCACCCTAAACTCGTCAAAAGTTTCCCACACCAGTTCCTCTGGCCAGTCTATTACAGGCCGCCATCGGTGAACCAAGCGGTTCTTTGTATTGCCATGGTCAAGCTCTGTTTCTAAATATCGGGAACGGGCTGGTGATTCCTCACGGCGTTCCCCTGACAATACCAGGTACTTGCCCTGCTTAAACTCCGGCTCATTACACAGTACCCTACGGAAAACATCAATTTTAACTACACCTGAACACCATCGTGTCAACAGACTTACAGATTTTGCTGGCCATTTTCTACGTGTGGACAGGCTACCAGCTACTGTTGGTAGGTATTCATGGGAACCGGCTCTGACGTATTCAACACCCTTTGATTTATCGTTCTCCCTTAAGAGTTCCCCGCGTATCCCGCCCCGGCGCCACATAAACTCTACTCGTATTCCAAGAGCCTGGGCAAAAGCTTTAACGTAAGCTTCTGTAACCGGCCAATCCATAAAAGGTCTTGCACCAGGTCCACCGTCAACTGACTGATGCCAAAGTTCAATGCGTTTCTTCGGGATGCCCATTTTAAGGAGAAATAGCACCATTGCACCAGAATCCTTACCACCAGAGCTTTGTACTAGGATTTTGTCGTATCTGTCTAAATCGAATAGCGCTATTGGTTGTCTATTTGGTGGCTGATCAAGCTCCTCAAAAAATACCGACTGTTTCATTTCACCGGTACCCACAGCACCTGGCCCGGGTGAATCATCGGGGTGATCCCGTTAACCTCTCGGAGTTCCCACACCACATCCCGTATATCTCGTCGGCCACGGTACTCCCGGGCGATGCTCCAAAGCGTGTCCCCGGGCTGAACCACGTACTCTGTGTATTCGTCTGCAAAGATAGTAACTTGTCCTGCAGAAGGATGTTGCATTAGTACATAGAAAATGGATATAATACAGAGTAGGATAATTGTGGCCACCAGCTGGTGGTTATTTTTTTTATACGTGTAGGGTTGGGTTTCCCAGCGTAACATCCGGAATCACCTTCCTCTATCTCCAAAATTTTCACGGCTTCGCGTAGAAAAAAGACAGTCCATTAAGCTAACAATAGTTACTTTGAGGCTACTCCCAGTTAATCTTTTTTATAAAACTTTGTAGTAAAACCGTCTGCTTTTAGTAAAAGACCAGGCGCCCAATGAATTGGCCGGCTCATGATTTCGCACACCTGGTTGAGATCCGCCAGGCTCTCTGACACGTCCAGTACAATCTCATCATGGACGTGCATCACAATTAGGTATCCGGCAGTGGCCACCCGGGAAAGACTTTCGGCCAAACAGTCCCGGGCGATGGCCTGTACACAGTTATGGACGATAAACGGGCCATCGTCGCCCATTACTGTGAAACGGTTTCTTGGGCCCGTGTTTAAGATGTCATAAATCGATTCGTAACGTCCGGAGGAGAGAATAAAAGGTTTTCTGGGCAGTTGTTTTGTACGCGATAGGATAGAGTTGTAACCCCTATTCCGGACTTCTCTGCTGCTTCCGCCAAAGTCACTCTCCCCCAAGGAGTATTGATTAGTAAGTTGTTGCGTTTGTTTCTTCCTTGGGTTTTGTCTGATACCCAACGGCAGTTTTCCGGGCAGTAATTGCCATCTACATCTTTTCGATCGATTGACAGTCCCTGTTTGTAAGTGGGGTTCATATCCTCCCAAAACGCTTCGAAACTGTTTAGCCACCGATCGCACACTTTGATACCGCGTCCGCCGTAATTCTCCCATGCCTGGTGTGTCAGAAGAGTACAGCGGTCTTTCATGGACCGCCAAACTGCATAAGCAGGATGTTTTGACATTCCATGGGTAGTTCGTGCTTTTGAGATAGCCGCAGATCTTTGGCAACCACAAGATCTTTGTTTTCCCTTTAGAAATTCGGCGGCAGGCATGACGAATTCTTTTCCACAGTCGCAACGGAAGGTCCAAAAAGACTTTTTCCCGTCTGATCCCGCGTAAGCTACTGCCGTTAGGCAGTGTAACTTCATGCCGGTAATATCCCTCGCACGATGATGCATCACGCCACCCCTTTTCGGTTAAAATCAAATGTTCTGGTGTTAGCCGCACACCATTAACGCTAATCGTATTTTGCTGACCTTTACAAACAAGCCCTTCATGTGTAACCCATTCGTTTCCATCCCAAAGTAAATCATCAGATTGGATTTTGTGCATTTGTACCCAGCCTCGGTGAGTGAGCACTTCCGTGTCCTCGGCGAGGCAGTTTTCAACGAGCTTCCCACCATACGTAGGGATGATCTCCCATTTCCGGGTCTGCTGGTTCACACCGCGGTAGTATAACGCTTCCCTGTTTCGTTCGTTTATTTCCAGAAAGGGTTTCGCGTAAAAAAGTTTTCGACCACTGGGCAGCGTTATGGTCAAGAAATCCTGATCCGTTGCGTAGTCACCTTCACGGGCTATCAGCAATCCTTTAATACCTGTGGGTAGGCCCGTGCGCATAACATTTAATACGGCGTTCTCCAGGCTGTACCAGAGGTCTACAATCCTCTTGTTTGCGCTGCGCCACCGCTGTACAATCTCGGGTAATTCTTCTTCGGTGAGGCCCATATTCAACGCGCCCATGGAAATCAGCGCTCCCGCTGCCCCTTGGTAGCCAAGGGCTAATTCCGCCACTTTTCCTTTTTGCCGCAGTTCATATTCTGGATTCCCTTTTACGATTTTTTCTAACGGCACTCCGAACATCTGACTGGCAGAGGCCTCGTAGATCTTACCGTGAGTGGCGAAAACATCAAGCCGCCACTGCTCCCCGGCTAACCAGGCGATAATCCTTGCCTCAATGGCTGAAAAGTCCGCCACAAGCAGTGTGTTCCCAGGGGACGGTACAAACGCTGTCCTGGTGAGCTGAGAGAGCGTGTCCGGGACGTTTCCGTAGATGAGCTTAAGCGCGTCAATCTTTTTTAACCTGGTACACTCACGGGCATGGCCAAGGGTCTCAAGATAATTGCGGGGTAGGTTCTGCACCTGGACCAGTCTGCCTGCCCAGCGGCCTGTCCTGTTGGCACCGTAGAACTGAAGTAAGCCTCTAATTCTGCCGTCCGCACAGACCGCGGCATCCATGGCCGTATATTTTTTAACACTGGTTTTGGACAACTCCTGCCGGATCTCAAGCATCCGTTTTGCAGTCCCATCATTAGTAGCCTTGATGAGTTCTTTCACAGTATCCTTACGTAAATTTGTGATCTCTTCGCCCATTTCCTCAGTTAGCCACTTGGACAGTTGCTGAACGCTTTTAGGATTATCCAATCCGGACAGATGCACGGCCTCAGTCATAAGCTCGTTCGTGATGACCTCGTCACAGTAGAGGGCACCCGCAATTAATTCCTGATTCACGGCAACACCGTAAGCATTGATGCGCTGATCCAGTTCCCATAGTGTCTGCTCAGCAGCCGGCACCGGAAACGCCGATAGCCTACGCTCGATTTCCATTTCCGTCACAACGTCCTGCCGGCAGTACTCTTTAAACAGCTGCCATTTATCCGGTTCGTGATGCGGAAGCGTCCTTGTACGGTGGCCGTTACTCTTTGTCGGTTTGCACGGCAGACAGAACGTACGAATGAGCGCTGATCCGGTACTTATTTTTCGTTTATTTTCCGGTAAGCCTAGCGCTACGGCTGTGGCTGCCAGGCCGGCTGTATAACCGCAATAGAGCCCGTGTAACATTGTACAGTGCCATTGCTCCAGCGGAGAAAGATAGAACTCATTAAGGCAATACCACTCAAAAGGGGCATTGTAGGCGTGTTTAACTACGTCGGAATTATGCAGGGCTGATATAACCTCGTCCGGTAGGCATTCGCCCTGAGCTAGGTCTATAACCCGTACAGGCTCACCATCAAAGCTGTAAGCGAATAAGAGGATTTGGAAGTCAGGGGCCTGTACGTACTTATACAGGCCCGCTTTCTTCAGATCAACACTTGAAAATGTTTCGATATCTATGGAGAGGTGTGTCATAACTGCATCCTCCGTTACTCCGATCTATCGATCCAGCTAAAATTGTTTGCGTCTAAATATGCTTCCAGTGCTAATAACTGCTCTTCCGTACCTGTAATTTCATATAGGCTGGTTATTTGTTTAGCCACCATTACGGGTGTGGAGATTCGAGTCAGAATCTGTTTTGGAGTTTCTGTAGACTCCGGATGCATAACTTCAATCTTGGGGGCTTCAGTTGCTTTAGCGACAAGAGCTTCTGCCGCTTTCTTTTCCCGCTCTTCTATTTGTTGTGCGTCAGAGATTATTAGCAGTTCGATTTCAGCAACTGACTGGTAGCTTAAAAGTCTTACGTATTGGTCAGGCATTAATACGTTTGATAATTGATATTGTGCATTGGCCAATTCTACTTTTGTTTTAATCAGATCAATATCCTGTGCCTCTTTTTCCTGCTGAGTTTTTAAAGTGTTTGCGAGGGCAGTTAGCTCGGTTTTGATAGTTTTGATGGGCTTCCCCTTGTTCAAATAGTCTTCTAAGATAATAAGCTGAACAGCATATTTTTCAGTTAGGTTATGGTCCAAAATCAGGGTGTTAATGATGCTTTTGACCTCTGCACGCTTTTTCTCTCTACGGTCGAGCTCAAACTGATCATGCTGTTTCGTTAGGGGCTGAATAACGTCTTCAAATTTTCCGTAGAGTGATTTACATTGATTTTCAAAAAACGTCACGGATTCTGTGAGTTGCTTTTTCGTGGTTTTCCGAAATTCGTCAAGGGACTTCTGCCCTTTTCGGAGTTCTGCAATAGTCTTTTTACAGTCTGCGACTGTGCTTTCAGTAAAGACTAAGCCTCTGTATTTGGTTAAAACTGAATCAAGATGATCAGATATCTCTTGATAGTTGAAGTTGACGACAGCGGGCTTTATTTCAAGTATTCTTACGACTATTTCAGTAGATACCGTCTCTATTTTGCTCATAACCCCATTACGCCCCCAGGCGGTATCGGTGCCCCGGTGATCGGGTCATATTGTTGGGGCTGTTGTGGTTGCACGGGTGCGTATTGCGGTTGCTGGGGCTGAACGGGTGCGTACGTTGGCTGTTGTGGGTAATTAGGTTGTTGTGGATAGGCTGGCTGTGCGTAAGCTGGCGGAGCTGCAGGATATCCCGGAGCGCCGCCGAAGTCATCGGCAGCCGTTGTACGTCCGCCAAGCGGTTCTCCGTCCTCCATCTTCTGAACGTTTCGAAGGCCGCAGCCGATACCTTTCTTGCCGCCGGTCGCGTAGGGAAAGAAGGTAAGTGATACGCGGGCATAGATACCGCTGTAAACATCCGTTTGCTGAATAATGGGGTTCAGGTTCAGGTCTACTACCTGCGGGGCCTGTTTCGATGACGCGGTAAACACCCAACGGCCTTTACATTCGTCGCTAAAAGGCATGCCGTCACTGGGACGGACCCCGTCTCCATCATGGATAGGGATGGCCACTTGCGGGGGACGCATACTATTCCACCGGGAAGAAACACCGGCCTGAATGGCCGCCTGAATAGCGGCATCGATTCTCTGTTTCGTTGCTATGTCTGATTTAGGGAGCAAGATAGTGACACTATACTTCGGTTCTCCGCCGTTCTGGTTTACACGTGGCTGAAACAAGTGTACATATGACAGTCTTACTCTTCCGGTTACAACGTGTTGCGGGTTCGGATTAGTCATTTTAGTTACCTCCAGTTTCGTTTTTAAAATCCTCTTCGGCACTTGTCCGTACGATCGCTTCGCGTTTGTCGCTTGCTACCACCAGTGTCGGTTTACCTGGCGGTGTGTTTACAAGTTCGACTAACAATTCCTTGAATTTTACTTTACCGATTAACTTTTCAGTGGCGGCCAATGTGATAGGTCTGTTTTCGTATAACAGGGCTTTTTCATAACCGTTTTCAAGTAGCACATTGAACGCCTGGTCGTGGTCTATGAATTGTCTGACGCTCCTCCCCTCTACGGCCTTCCAGCCTGGAATTTCATTACCGGCCAGGCATTCAGTAAGGGCGTATTCCTCTAGGTCAGAAATCCACTTAGCAAGATTCCGCGCCTTAACAAGGATCTGGCCAACTTCCTCGTTGCTTATGAGCGGGGGCAGCATCAGTTGATGTTCAGCCTCTATTGCAACGTGGAAGTCTGTTCTCGCCCTGCATAGTGCTTTAGCTCGACAAAAGCGACAGTGGTCTCCGGAAACAAATTCCCCTTCTCCCTTAAACGCTTTTTCGGCTGCCGGCACCACCGTGCTTGTTGCCCAGTACAACAGGTCGTGAATCGCGATCTCGTATTCGGATATGCTATCCAGCCTGGGCTGTACGATGGCGATTTTTACCGTGTCAATGGCGTACAGGATGGAGTATTCAGACAGTGCACCCAGTGCGTATAGCATCATTTGAGAATTTTCCTCTGCGCCCACCGGCACGCCCTTACCGTATTTGAAGTCAATAACATGGAGGGTGCATCCGCTTATGATGATACAGTCTCCCGTACCAAAGCCTTCGGGTACATAGGTGCTGTAGTCCAGCCGTTTTTCCACAGCGATGTAAGGGGTGGCGGAGAATCCATGTACAATACCAGACACATAATCTAAATAGGCATCAGTGTGTGTGAGCATTTCAGGATGGTACAGCGGGTTTTCTTGAAACTTTTTTAACTGGTTGTTGAACTTACGCGGGCCCATGGGTTCAGTAAAGGCTTTGCGCAGTTTCAGTTCCGCAATGTCGTGTGCCAGCCGGCCCTCTTCGGCGTATTCGCTAGTTGTTTCCGGAATCGTCTCTTCTAGCCGTGCCGACGGTGTGCATGGTAACCACCGATGCGCCCCGCTGGCAGAGAGCAGGGCATGCTCCCTTTCTCCGCTCATATTCTCGCCCCCAGGGCACGTAGTTCTGTTGCAAACGTCCCGTACTGTTCCTTGGGTAGCAAGGTCAACGCTTGTACTCCGAACTTGGCCAATAGTGAGACCAGGTCTGTTCTCTTCCCCGCGTCCATCAGCTGTGTGGCCGCCACGGCCAGTTGCTCCAGGGTGTAGGATTGTGCCGTAATAGGAACACCAGCGGATGCCGGTGCCGGCTCAGCTGCGGGCACCGGTCCGGTAACTGGTACAGCAACCGGCTGCGGCGGCACCAGTGTAAGGTTTGGTCCAGGTGCAGACGCTGGCGGGGACGCAGCGGTCCCTGTGGTTGTTGCTTGTCCGCTCATGGCCCACGCCAAAGTACTAATTGATGCCGCCAATTCGGATAACCCCGGGATGTTAACAATGATTTCCATATTGTTTTTCTCCTCTCATTTTGAGTAGTAGGGGCGGACAGGGAATCGAACCCTGCAAGGCACTTTTTCAGCCTGCGGTACCTGGGAACTACCCAGGGGATGCATGCGTTTACTCATTCCGCCACCCGCCACATATCATTATCCGCTCCACGGCCTGGCCAAAGCCCCTCACCACAACCTACCCCATCCGGTGCCGGTGGACGCAGACAATACTTGCGTTATGCTATTGAATCGGGTATACTGAAATTGAAAATTTTACAAGCTGTTTTGGTTGGGATCGTCTTTGTTGAGACGGTCTTTTTCTTTTTATACTGTTTCAAGCTGATCACTTTCCCCGGATATAACCGCTCCGCCAAGTATGCAGACAGGTCACAAACCTTTCCGCTGAAAAGCAACATATTTTTTCTCCTTTCCAACCCGGCTTGTCTAACTATCAGCCGGCATTTTTCACTGTGCCCGTTTCATCCACTACCTTCATCAGTGCTAGAAGCCTAATGTCTACTGCAACCTGTACTGCAGTAGGGGCTGCGTCATATCCTGGAGTACGTTTCCAGGCACGAATCTGGTCAATCTGATGGTGGTAGTACTCAATTGTGTCCACGGCTTTCTCCTTCCGCCCTAACCATGGCCCTGGCTCGGCTTATAAAGCACACAAGACAGGCGATAGTGCCGTCAAGATACTGTTTAAAACGTCCGCGCTTTGCTTGATCCTCGGTTATCAGGGCACCACAGTAGTCACATTTTTTCAACTTCCGTACTCCTTTCTCCCCGGTTAACGGTGACCTTCCACCTGTGATGTAACGCCATACGTGACGAGCTCATCACCTCACGCAACTGTCTCCCTCCTTCCAGCTTGGGATAAAATACGGATTTTCAAATTCTTTCTGACAATGGATGCAAGCTACCATAGGCTTATCTCTGTCATCCCAGGCGCTGTACATGGATTGTTCGCAATGGGGACAACTCCAGCGGACCGCCATTAAAGATCAACTCCTCTCAAACGGAAAATACGGCTTTCTGTCTCCGGTCTCATGATGTAAAGCGTAGGTAACCAGCGGTATAACATCAGTGCGACCGTCTTCTATGTGTTTCTTAATCCAGTTCATTAAAGCGTTTTCGTATTCGTCACTGTGCACATACCCTGGGAGATCAATCCACGTACTACGTATATAATCCAGTTGGTCTTTGGCCGTGATGATTAATTCATCCATCGAACACCACCCCTCCCTTACCCGGCCAACTGCAGGTCGGGCTTTTTTGGATCGTAATAGTGCTTATCAACTACCTTCCGGTTGTGATCCCGGACCAACTCTTCCACGTCCATAAAATCCCACAGGCGCATCTTCAGCGTTTCGACCACGTGCTCAATATCCAACATTTCCAGTGCCCAGTGGTAGAGCTCCCGCAGTTCGGCGTCCGTGCAGTCCGCGGCGCCCTTTTTGTTAAGAAAGAGCAGCGCCATGTTCTCCAAGGCTTCGTGTGCTTCGCGCTCTTCCTGCCGGTACTTGGTCAGGATGGCCGTTGGGTTCAGGTCGACGTTATTCAAGATTTCAAAGCAGTACAGCCTTCCAATATCGCAGCCTTTACGGCACCAGACCATGGTAAGCGTCGGGCGGTTCAGGATCCTGGAGAGCTTAACCACCAGATCCGTGTTCAACGGCAGAACGCCATTCTCATAGCGCTGATAGTTTGATATACTCATATGCACCGCCCTGGCCACCGTGGCCTGGGTGAGACCTGCGCGCTCCCTGGCGCCCTTGATCAGTTCGTGCATCCATGTTCCCTCCTTTCATTCAAAATTTGGTGTGCCGGTCGGGTTGAATACCCGGCGGGTTGTTATAAGATATTGTCAATACCGCGGGTGGTCAGGTATCTTCCAGTGTGCGTGCAGCTCCCTCACGGCCGCCGCCAGCGTTGCTGCGTCCACTTCATTTTCCAGGCCGATGTAGTTCATGACGTCAAAACGGTTGCAGCAGGATGGGACAATACCGGCTCGCTGCCAATTGGGCAGAGATACCAGGATGCCGCCGGGGACGCGGGATAGAAAAGTATCCAGGCTGGTGTCACGACCGGTAATTGTATAGCCGCCGCAGTTAAAACCGTGCATAGGCTTGATGTTGACCGGCCAGGTTGTTTTGTTATTGGTAGCTGTGATGGCAATGGCGTTGCCTTGAGTTTGGTATGGGGCTTGGGCTTCCAATTAGTTCACCTCCTCGTAAAATGGTAATATTAACTAAATGCTACATAGCTTACGATAGCCAGCGCCACGACGACCACCATCCAGGCATTCCGGTCGTCCTGCAGCCAGGCTATCAGTTTAGCGTACACGGCTCCACCTCCCTGATCGTAATATCCGCCGTCCTAGACTCCACGAAATGAGCCAGGTGGTCTTCATCCCGGAAGATCAACCCTGTCCCCAGCAGGATCACTGCCTGGCGGTCAATCCTTACGCCACATCCACACGAACAGATTCCCGGAAACTGTTCGCCGCGGAACTCGATGGTCTCCCGGCCTTTCTGCAGCAGCTGAATCACCTTGGCCAAAACTTTTCTCACCTCCGGGTATTCGGTTTTGTCGTACACATCTTGTGCCGCTTGCAGGATCTTGTCGTCTGACACTTAACCGACCTCCTTGCCGGCCCTATTTCTCTCAACATACCTCTGCAGATCGTCCGCTGAGACACGAATCCGGCTCCTGATCCGGATGTGCGGAATTTCCCCCTTGCGAATCATTTCGCGGACTACTGTTTGGCCAAGGCCGAGATAGGCGCAGACCTCGGGGATTGACAGCAGCGGGGGAAGATGATTGGTACACTGCAACTCGGTGGCCTCGTCAACGGCATAGCAGTCTCTGTCTTCTGGCATGGGACTCCCTCCTCTCTAATCCACAGCACGGAGATTGTTCGCACACTAATACCAACAGAATTAGCTGGCGGATGTGGTTTTCTTTAAAGTTTCCAATACGGTAATTTTTTCTTCAAAAAAAAGCTCATCCGGATTAATTTCATAAAGAGCCGCAAGTGTAAAAATGTGCTCAGCATTCGGTTTGCATCGGCCAGTTTCAATATAATGGTAGCCCAAAGCACTTTTATACCCTAACTTCTTTGATATTTCTTCTTGACTGAATCCTGTCTGTTCACGCAGTTTTTTAAGTTTAATTAAATTTAGCTTCTTCAATGTATATCGCCTCCAAATTACCATATCGGTAACCGTTAATCATAGTATATATTACCGCTATGGTAATGTCAATAATATATTTACCTTATCGGTAATTATATTTTTTTTCTTGTTTAGTTGTGATATTCTGTAATTACCAAATTGGGAATTTAGGTTGGTGGATCAAATGTCAGTAGGGAAAAGATTAATACTACTTCGCGAAAAGAAAAAGTTAAAACAAAATGAAGCTGCCAAGGTTTTGGGTATTAGTAACGTTGTATTAAATAGATATGAGAACGATGAACGCACACCAGATAAAGACATGCTAAAAACTCTTGCCAATTTTTACAACAGCACTACTGATTACATTCTCGGTCGCACTGATACCCAGGATCCTACTAGCTTTTATGAAAATGAATTAAATTACAAAAATAATAATGACGCAATATTTATGACCAAAGAAGCTCTCACCGACGATCCCGAACTAGCATCTTTTTGGAATGAAATGCTCCGTCGCGACGACCTCCAGATCATGCTGAAGCAGGTCAAAGACCTCTCTCCCGAGGCCATACGCCGTATCATCAAATACATTAAAATGGTTGAAGACGAAGAGTCGCAGGAAAGCTAAAAACCCGCCAGAACGGCGGGTTTCGTACTTTTTAAAACACTCGACAAATTTATACAATTATAGACAGGGGCGCGGCCATGGAGAGAGAGATCAGACGATTAGTAAACAGCGGGCTGCTAATGTACCACATAGTGCCCATTGGACAGGGGATAAGCGGGTTTGTATATCAATCAAGGAAAGGCAGATATCATGTTTTTATTTGCAGTTCTCTTTCCCCGCAGGCGCAAAAACGTGTGTTCTTCCACGAGGCTTGGCATATCATCCGGGACATGCCCCGGCAATTATTTATTGTCGGGATTGATATGCAGAATGAAGTGTTTGAAATTGATGCAGAGAGGTTTGCATCGGCGATGTGTCATGAATAAAAAGGGAGGTGCCTTATGTTTAGTAGGATCAAAAATGTTTTAAAGTTTGTTGCCCTTGGATTTTTGGGTCTTTTTATATTTCTGCTTGTTCTTGGATCAATAATTAATAAAAACGAAGCGAATAAGAAGTTCCCCGAGTTGGCTGCCCAAGGTATCGCATTTTTTGAAGAAGGTAAATATGAAGACGCAGTTACCGTTCTTTCGGAAGCTCTGACTTATAAAAAAGACGATGAACTGAAAGGGAAATTAGATCAAGCTAAAGCACTTATCAGTTCCGCCCAGGCTTTTGAGGAAGGAATGGCTGCCTTTAACGAAAATAACTTATCTCTAGCGAAAATGAATTTCGGCAAAGTTATTCCCACAGATGTAGAGAACTATTCAAATGCTCAAGAACGGCTTGTGGAAATACCCGCGCTTATCGCTAATGACTGCTTGGCCAAAGCAAAGGAGCTCTATACCCAAAAAGAATACATAAAGGCATTCGACGAACTAAATAACGCCCTAAAACATAATCTTGACCTTTCAGAAGCCTCAACCTTGTTGCCTACTTACGAAAAGCAAAAAAATGCCCAAGAAGAACAGGAGAAGAAAGCGGCTGCCGCCCAGGAGAAACAAGCGGCCATTGAGGCGATGAAAAAATATGAATCTGGTACCGGCCCTATAGCAATCGCCGCCGAAGTTAAAATTACCGAAACCTTTAATGATGGGTACACCACCTATTACTCAAAAGATAAAAAGAGTTGGTATGTGAGAATTCATGTCAGTGCCGCTAATAATGGAAACCGCACCGAGCATGTGAATCCTCATCATTTCACCCTTATTACCCCTGGCGGATACACGATAAATGTGGACGACAACACATATTCACTTTCAAATTATTTCGACGCGACAGATTTACAGCCTAATACATATACCAGCGGTTGGTTAGTGTTTTTTGCTCCAAAAGCTGATTACTACAGACTTCAATTTGAAAGCATGACAAGTAAAGTAAGTAAAAAGATTATTTATTAATGCTTTCCTTTTTACACCTATTCACGATAGCGAAGTAACTTATTAGACAAGAAAATAATAGGGAGGTTTTAGCGTGAAAAAACACTTAGTTTTCTTTTCCTTGATAATTGTGTTTTTGTTAGCGTCAACTACTTTGGCGGCAGGCATCAGTGTTTCTGTAAATGGAAACCCGCTTTCGTTTGATGTACCACCGAGGGTTGAAGGTGGCCGAACGCTGGTTCCATTGCGTGCAATTTTTGAGGCCCTGGGAGCGTCTGTACAGTTTGATAGTGTAACTCAGAAAATTACCGCCATAAAGAATGGAACAACTGTTATCCTTACCTTAAATTCAACAGTTTCTTATATCAGTGGAAGGGCCGTTATCCTGGACATACCCGCTAAAACAGTACAAGGGCGGACAATGGTCCCCTTACGGTTTGTAAGCGAAGCTCTCGGCGCCTCTGTGGTTTGGGACGGCGCTGCCCAAAGGATCACCATAGTATCAGAACTCAAGCTTGGATCATCACGCAGTAATCCCGCGCCTTTAGGTACAACAGTAGAAATAGTTACTGAAAATATTTTTGAAAAAATTAAGACGCGGATTATAATAAGGGAAGTAATTCGTGGAGCGAGTGCATGGCAGCTAATTCAAGAGGCAAATATGTTTAACGATGCACCACCTTCTGGATTTGAATATGTACTTGCTAGAATTAAGTTTGATTTAATTGACATCGGAGACACCGATGCCGCTTATAATCTATCGCAATATGATTTTAAAGCGGTTTCATCATCTGGCAAAGAATATAATTCTCCTTCTATGGTAACCCCTGATCCACAACTCAGTACCAACTTATACAAAGGCAGTTCGCACGAAGGATGGGCAGCGTTTATGGTCGCAATTGATGATTCGGCACCTGTAATTACATTTGGTCGCGATTACCAAGGCCGTGGTGGTGCATGGTTTTCAATAAGATAA